AAAGAAACCTTTGGTTCTTTTGCTAAAGTAAATTTAAATCCAACAGGTGCAAGAAAGTTCCTGTTAGATATTTGATTATCAAATGGTTGTCTAGTCGCCATTATTATCCTCCATTACCACCCCCATTGCCACCACCATTACCATTGCCGCCATTCCCACTGCTACCATTTCCATTACCATTCCCACCGTTCCCATTCTTGTCAGAATCTCCGTCACTGTCATCATTATCTCTCGCTAAGTATCCTCTACCACCAACATGATATCCTTTGGGGATCTTCTTACATTTTTTGTCAGTATAACAATAATATTGCCCTGGAGGGCATTTTTTTGCAGATGCCTCCAAAATGAAATCACTAAAGTTTTTCATTAGTCAACTATCAGTGAATACCATTGCTCACTCATGCCCATGATAATGTTATTTGCAGATTCTTCATCTTCTGCATAACCCTCATCAATCAAATGTTTAATGAGTTTAGCGTGACGATCTAGTGCTTCTTTATGCTCTCTAGGGGTCGATTTCATTTCAGGAATGCTTTTATTTGTATTTAGACAAAAAAAGACCCCCTTGCGGGGGTCTGTGTTGAACCTTGTAAATCCGATGGATCACATGAGGTTGGTAACTTTAACGCGACGATAGTACTTGTTAGAGTTACGAGCGATGACACCAGAGTCATCGAGGGAAGCGCCACGAGCGAAGGGATTAGCGACCATGCCGTAGCGAGTCTTGAATCCGATCTTGGGCTGGAAGGTGTTCTCACCAACGGCACGAACCATTTGGAGAGGAACATAAGGACAGTAGAAGAGTCCAGCGTCATAAGGTGAAGAACCCTTATAACCCATGACGTAATACTGATTAGCAGAAACGTTGGCAGCATATGGGTCAATGTAGACGCGATACTTGCCTTGGAGGACACCAGCGAAGGTATTGCCAGCATCATCAACGTTAAGACCAGCGTTAAGAGCAGGGGTGTAATCAAGAACACCTGCCATGGTGAGTGCAGAAGCAACGTCAGCAGAGCAGAGGATCATGTTACCCTTTCCTCTACGAGTCTGCTGGGCGATAGCGTTAGCGTCTCTTTCCATCTGGAAGATGAGACCCTTGAACTTCTCAACAGACCAGCGACCGTTGGAGTCAACGTCCAGGTCGAAAGTACCACCGGTAGCAACGTTAGCCTGAGCACCAGGAACAGCAACGTTATAGATGGTTCTGATGACTTCGCGGTTGATTTCAGCGAGGATCTCAGTTGACAGGATGTTTGCCAACTCAGCCTCAGCGTTCAGACCGTGAATCGCCTTGAGGTCTTGAGCGAGTTCTAAGGAGTACTCAGCTTTCAGAGCGCGTGACTTGGCGGTTACGGTGACCTTCTCGATCGAGAAAGCCATTTCGTTGAACTCATTGCTCGTGCCATCACCAAGTGCTTCAGCATTGGCGGTGGTCATGCCGTTACCTACGTTGTAGGTGGTGGCATCGCCGGAAGCAGGGAAAGTACCGTCAAGAGCACCAGGGTTAGTTCCCTGTTGGTTGGTAGTACCCAAACCAACGGCAGCCTGAGTCATTCCACCGGTCAGGTCGAAGTTGTTATTCTGACCAGAGAATGCGGTATCTGCTTCGTTGTAGAATGCCTCTTCGCCGCTCTGAGTAGCGTAACGAGAGCGCATTGCGAAAATGAGTCCGGTAGGACCGTTCATTGGTTGAACGCCAGCCAGGTCATAAGCGACCAGGTTAGGCATGGAGCGTCTGATCAGAGAGATCAGAACGGGATCAAATCCCTGAACACTACCAGAACTTGCGGCATAACCGGAGTTGGTAGGAGCTGCTTCTCCGAGGAATTCTCTCTCCTCGTTAAGCATTTTTTCTTGGTTCTCCAGAAGAACGGAGGTTACCATTCTCTTATGAGGATCTTTGATTTCATCAAGACCATCATGGTTGAGAATAGGTGCCCACTTCTCCTGCAGTTGCTCTGAATCGAACATTTGCATTTGAATTTTACCTCTTAATTTTTTGTTTTGTTTGTCGTTAATAATTTAAAAAATCACTTTTTCGAAACTCTATTCAGAGTCTGAAGATATGACTCCATCAAACCAGATACTTCTGATTGATTTCCGACTTGAGTACCTTCAGAAATATTTTCTGAATGGTTTCTTTGTGCGCTGGAGTTAGCAGAGAAATAAGAATCTCTCAGCGTTTCCAGTTTTTCACGATAGTTAGATTCACTTTCAAACTCAACATTTTCAGCAAGAGAAGCGAGTTTTTCTTTCTGAGAAAGGGCAAGACCCTCTGAAACCTCAGCCAGAATTACATCGGCAACCGATTCTGACAATCTTTTATTTAAAGCAACGTTCTTGTTGATTTGCTCATTGAGTTTATCTTCCATCTCATCAAGTTTTTCTACCATGCTATGGATGACATCATATTTTTCTTCAGGGATAGTTACATAATGATCTTCAAAAAGTCCTCTCATTCCAGAAAGGAATGATTCGGTCATTTCAGTTTTGAGTCCTTGCTCAACGGCGAGTTGATTTTCAGACATCCACTCGTCAGCAACATACTCAAGATAAGAGTCGGTGCGCTCAGACAATTCTGTCTTGACCGCAGCAATTTCTTCGACGAGAGCCTGTTCATATTCAGACTTCATCTCTTCTTTGATTTCTGCAACCTTAGTTCTAATCGCAGTCTCGAAAATGGTGCGTGCTTTCTCTTGGAATTCCTCGGAGAGTTCCTCGCCAGAAATCAGAGCATTGATATCTTCTTCAACATCAATAACTTGCTCTTCCTCGGTGACGACTTCTTCCGATTCTTCGGTAGTTTCGGCAACAACTTCTTCCTCAGTGGTTTCTTCTTCAGAAACTACTTCCTCTTCGGTTGTTTCCTCTTCGGATACAATTTCTTGATCCTCTTCTACTTCAACCTCAGCTTCCTCTTCTTTCATGCCCTTGGCAGTCTCAGCAGGTTTTGCACCTTTGTTGACAACATCTCTAACTTGCTTGAGAGACGCACCAGGCGTCTTCAACTTGTTAGAATCGTCATCAGGTTTAGAGTTTTCTGGGGTTGGCCCGCCAAGATCCTCATAAGTTGGAGGTGTACCACCTGTTGTCAACTTAGGCATTGGATCTCCAGGCGCAGCGTTTTTAGTTACTACGTTTTCCATTTCTTGTAAATTGCTACCAACGGACATTTGATTAGACATGATTGTATTAATCTATATTTATTTATAATTTAAAGATTTGAGAGGAAATTATTCCATAAGTGGAGTTTATGTTCCTCAAGTGCTTTTTGATCAACAAGAGTGTTAATTCTCTTCTGAGTCTTCTCTGCGAGTTGTTCGCGAAGAATTCCTCCGTCCCAAACCCACTCTTTTCCTTCCATAATTCCCGAGACAAAAGCATCGGGAGCAGAGGGATCAGCAACGATATCAGCAGCAGTTGCTAACATGAAATCTTCACCGACAACTTTAACTCCATTATTGTCTTCTTTAATAGAACCAATACCACGAGAAGAGACGCCGAGCATTACACCTTCATCAAGAAGTGACTTTGCAATTTTACCCATTGGGGTATCGAGAAGTTGTGCCTTACCTCTGAAATTATTTCCTTCTTGAACGAGAGAAACAATTTTATGAGAAACACGATCGAGATTTACGGTAGGACCATCAGGGTGACCGAGTTCTCCAAGAGCACGACCTTTTGCAGTGAAGTTTTCATTGTATCTTTCAACTTCTTTTGCAAGAGTTGTGACAGGATACATTCTTCCATTACGGTTCTTGATTTCACCTTGAAGGAAAGTTCCTTCAATATACATTTTCTTATTAGAACCTTTTCCTTCGGTGACAAATTTTACACTCGAAATTTCTTCCGTGATTAACTTCATCATGCTACTCCAGTAATTTGAACTTGTTGAACATATGCTGCTGAAGCAGTTCCTTTTGCTGCCACCTGGAAGACATCTCTCAGTTCTCCTTCTCCATCAGTAATTGGTCCTACTTCACTAGTATCATGGGCAAGAGTAAGTCTTGTACTGAAATATCCAGCATCTCCATTAGAATTTCTACTGAAAGAACCATTAAGAACTGAAAGAACAGTAAGTCCAATTCCAGAAGTGCCGCCATTAGCACCCGCAGGAACAATTCCGGTCAACTGAACTTTATCTCCAACTTCGAAAGGACTTCCACTTCCTCCGGGGAAATCAATTGTAGTTGTTGTTCCTGTTGTGACACCAACAACTTTTTGTGATTTTGGTCTGCCGATACTTAATGTTACTGTTCCACCAGATGGAACAAAGTAATCAGAATTTGCGGCAGTGGGATCAATTCCAACTGCTAAATGTGCATCTCCACCGACTACATGTACTCTTACAGTATCGGTAAAATGAGTCATGATACCAGATGTAGCCGATGCTGTAGCAACGGCAAAAGATACCCCGCTTCCTACCGGTTTATGTGCCATTATTCTTGATCCTCAGATGATGATTGGTCTTCAGGTTCTACTTCGTCAAACATAGAAGAAGCAACATTTGGTTTTAAATTATCAATTCTTTCAGAAGCTTTAGCATACAAAATGTCTTTGATTTTGTCGCTCACTTCTGCTGCTGACGAATCAACAGCAATCAAATCTACAAGTTCTTCCATAAAATTTAATATAAGTCCTATTCTTTATTTATATCTCAGCCTTTTTAGTATCTTTTTGCATTTGTGCATCAGTTATTCCACCATCAATCTCTGGCTCCATAGGAACATCACCCATCATCCCCATATCTCCACCTTCACCTCCTGCAGGTAAAGGTTCTCCGGTAATTGGATCAACTGCATTAGGATCTGGAATAATTCCATCTTTAATTTCCTGTTCAATTTGTTCATCAATTTCAATAATCTCTGCATCAGTTTGACGGAGAATTTTCTTGCGAACATATTCTGCAGAATAATATTTGCC